CCAGGAAGAAGCGGTCATAGACCCGCCCCTCGACGGCACCTTCCATCGCCAGCCGAGGCAACAATCCGGTTTCGATGGAGCAGGGCAACGGCGGCAAACGGTCGATCACGCGGCGGTCGAACAGATATAGGCCACCGTTGATCAACCCCTCCCCCGTCCGCCCTTTCTCATTCATGGCGGTGACCCGGCGGCTTTCGAGGGTGATGGCGCCGTAGCGGGCGGTATCTGGAACCCACCGCAGCGCCATCCTTGCCATGACGCTGCCGTCGGACGGCAGGGGCGGGTTCGCAAAGTCGTTGAGGTTGATGTCAAACAGCGTATCGCCGTTCAGCAGCAGGAACTGCGCGTCCAGCAGATCCGCCGCCAATCGCAGGGCGCCGCCGGTGCCAGCCGGCTCCGGCTCCGTCACGCAGCGCAGCCGCAGGCCTGGGCGCTGCATCTCCGTACAAAAGCTTTCCATCCGGTCGCCACGGTAGCCGGCCAGCAGCAGGATGTCGTCGATCCCCTGCCGGGCCAGTTCATCGACCAGATGGCCGAGGAACGGTCGCCCACCCACCGGCAGGAGGGGCTTCGGCATGTCGTCGGTCAGCGGCCCGAGCCGCGTTCCCCGTCCGCCGACAAGAATAGCGGCTTGATTCAGCATGGTTGCGGAAGGTCTTTCTCTTGGATGGGCTCTTGCTGTTCGGTCGGGTTGAAAAGCCGCTCAGGCAGCACTCTTGTCAACCCGGATGCAGCGGCTCTTTTTCTGTCAGCATCCAGCCCGGCTTTCCGTGCCTGGGGAACGGCATGGAGAAGCAACTTTTTATATTTTCATGAAAAATTATAAAGCCATGATTTTATCTCATCCCCGTTCGATCCGGCGGACGCAGCCGAGCAGCAATTCCTCCAGATTGAGCGGCGGCATGTCGATGTGGATGGCTTCGAAGCCGCGGTTCCGCGCCCGGACCATCAGGTCGTGATTGGCCGCGGCGATGGACAGCAGGACAGGGCGGACGGCACTGCGCATCGCGGTCAGCCGGTCGAAGCCGGATGGCCACGGCCCTCCGTCTTCCCGGCACTCCGGTCCGGTCTCCCCCAACACGATCAGGTCGGGAACGATGGGACTGGATAAGGCGGCAGGAGACCGCGCCAGCAGAGCCAGCCCTTCCTCTATCGTGCCGCCCGCCACGACCTCCCAGCCCAGCGTCTCCAGGTAAAGCCGCAGCCCCTCGCGCAGCAACGGATTGCGGTCGGCGACCAGGACCCAGCGCACCCGGCCTCCGGTCGCCCAGTGCTGCGGCGATGGGCTGGCATGATCCATTCGGCCGTCATCGATCATAGACGCGGTCATGGGAGCGTGCTCCGGTTCGAAGACTCCTGTTTGCGGCAGGGATTCGATCCTGTGACTTTTGAGGAAAATTCCCAGGATCGCATCCTTCACATGGCGGACGAAGCGTCAGGACGATGGTCATATGCAACTGGTGGCGATTGAGAGCGGGACATTGCCTACGAAAAATTGATCGGTAACGAAGGAATTCCCCATGATGGACGCCGCTGACCAGCTGATCGAGGACATCTACGACGCCGTGACCTTCCCGGAGCGCTGGGGTGGGGTTTTGGAGCGGTTCTGCGCCTTGACCGATGCGACGCACGGCTTCCTGTTCACCGCCGCCCCCCGCCATGACAGCCTGACCGCCGCGTTGTGGGCCCGCCACAACATCACGGACAGGCAGCTGGCCGACTACACCACACATTTCCGCCACCGCGACGTCTGGGCGAACGCCGCGGCAGCGCGCGGCCTGCTGAACCGCTGCGTCGTCCGCCGCGGCGAGGAGCTAGTGCCGGATGCGGTTCTGCGGCGCTCGGCCTTCTTCAACGAGCTGCTGCGGGATCACGGCATGGGCCGGCTGTGTGCACTCACCCTGTCCGATGGCGGCGAGCTTTCGTCGGTGCAGCCGGTGCTGAGCCTCCATCGGCCCCCCGACGCCTCCCCCTTTCCCGACGAGACGGTCCGGCTCCTTCAGGACTGTGCCCCGCATCTCCAGCGGGCGATGCGGCTGCGCGTCCGGTTGCTGGCAGGCCGGGAGGAGGCCTGCTGGAGCGGCCGCACCATCTACCGGCTGCCGATGGGGGTCGTCCTGCTCGACGCCGTCGGGCGGATCGCCGGCCTGAACCGGGCCGGGCAGGCAATGATCGATGCGCGGGACGGCCTGCGGCTTGTGCAGGGGCGGTTGCAGGCCGAACAGGGGGGCGAGGGGCGCCGGCTTGTCCATCTGCTGGCGGCGGCGGTGTCGGCCGGCGGGAAGGCAGCGTCGGCGCGCCGGGGGGAGGCGGCCGACCTCCGGGTGTCGCGTCCCTCCGGCCGGGCGCCTTATCTGCTGAGCGTTCTGCCGCTGTCGCCCGAGGCGGCCGGACCGTTCGACGATGCGGACGGCGGGGGCGGCTGCGGCGGTGCGCGCATCCGGGCCGCGGTCTACATCGTCGACCCGGCCGCGGTGGCGCCGGGGCTGGGGAGGCGTCTGAGCGCCCTGTTCGGCCTGACGGCGGTGGAGGCCGGCCTCGTCGGCGATCTGCTGGCCGACCTGACTCCGGCCGAGATCGGCGAGCGCCGCGGTGTGGCGATCAGCACGGTGCGCAGCCAGCTGCGCAGCGTCTTCGCCAAGACCGGAACCACCCGCCAGAGCGAGCTGATGAATCTGGTGAACCGCTGCCTGATGCTGCCGGAAGGGCCGCGATTGCCGGAGCGGTGACGGTCAAGGCAGTGCCGACACCATCAGGAGGCCGAGATAGATGCCGATGAACAGGCCCAGCACGATGCCATAATCGGCCTCCGTCATCGGGTCGGAGTCAGGGTCGAACTGCCGCATGAATACGCCTTCTGCGCTGTTGATCCTGCCTGAATAACAGTGGACAGCGGTGGAGCGTTGAGACATCGGCGGGTTATGAGGGCGCGCTATGGGGATGGGCCATCCGGGACCGGATCTCTGCGAGCCGGTCCCATCGGCGATAAGAGCGTCTTGCGCCCGCTTCAGGTGGAGCTTTCCGTCTGCCCGGTGATGGCGGGTTTCGCCGGCATCTCCTCGGCAAGGGCGCGGTAGGCCAGCCCGCCGGCCAGCCCGCCGGCCAGCGGGGCGAGCCAGAACAGCCAGAGCTGCTGCAGCGCCCACCCGCCGACCACCAGGGCCGGACCGGTGCTGCGCGCCGGGTTCACCGAGGTGTTGGTGACCGGGATGCTGATCAGGTGGATCAGCACGAGCGCCATGCCGATGGCCAGCGGGGCGAAACCGGCCGGTGCCCGCCGGTCGGTGGAGCCCAGGATCACCAGCACGAAGAAGAAGGTCAGCACCAACTCGATCACCAGGGCCGAGACGATGCTGTACTGGCCGGGCGAATGCCCTTCGTACCCGTTGGCGGCGAGGCCGTTGACGGCCAGGCTGTACTCGGCCTTCCCGGTGGCGATGACATAGAGGACCAGGGCCGCCGCGAAGGCCCCGACCAGCTGGGCCAGCACATAGGGCAGGATGTCCTTGGCCGGGAACCGCCCGCCGGCCCACAGCCCGACCGTGACCGCCGGGTTCAGGTGGCAGCCGGAGATGTGGCCGATGGAATAGGCCATGGTCAGGACGGTGAGGCCAAAGGCGAGCGACACGCCGAGCAATCCGATCCCGACCTGCGGAAAGGCGGCGGCGAGGACGGCACTGCCGCAGCCGCCGAAGACCAGCCAAAATGTCCCGAGAAACTCAGCGGAGCTGCGCCTTATCATACTCATGCCAACCTCTCACTGCTGTCAGGGTTGCCGAAGGCCGGCGGATGCCGGTGCGCAGACGAGGATAAATCCACTCCCGCGGGAGAGAGGTCGCGCGTTCGGGCAGGGGGACGTGGCAGAAGAACAGGGTGGGTGGCACAACCGGAGCGGGACATCGCCCGCGGGGCCCGGTTCCCTGCCGAATCTTCGTCCCGTGGGGCCCTTGAATGGACGGGGCACGTCTCCTTGCCGGAATGCAAGCCAACTCTTTCCCCCACCCTGCGGCAACGCTTTGTTTAAGCTTGATTCCCTATAGAATTGATTGCCAGGATATGCGGCATGTTCTCTGGCCGTTCGACCGATCCTGGACGATCGATGGGGGGAGTTCGCAATGGCGGAGCAGGGTGAGCGCGACATGGACGGCGGGGCGTCCGCCGATCCCAGGCCGGGCGCTTTCCCCCTGTGGCCGGGCGACGGCAGCGCGTGCGGCATGGATGGAGCCGGCGTGCTGGACGCGCTGTTCTCCACCAACGCCGCCCCCATCCTGCTGATCGATCCCGGACGCGACGGCGCCATCGTCGATGCCAACCCGCGGGCCGCCGTCTTTTACGGCCACAGCCGGGACCGGCTGCGCAGCCTTCATGTCTGGGACATCAACCAGCTCGGGCGGGCGATCCTGCCGGCGATGCGCGAGATCGCGTCCTGGGAGGGCGGCCATTACCCGCAGCGTTTCCACCATCGGCTGGCCGACGGGTCGGTGCGCGATGTGCAGGTCTATGCCGGCCCCATCCACCTCGGCGGGCGCAAGCTTCTGCTGTGCATCATCCACGACATCACCGCCGTGATCGAGGCCGAGCAGTTCAACCGCCTGCTGCTGGAGAACGTGCAGGTCGGGGTGTGCGGAATCGACCGCTCGGGTGCCGTCACCTTCGTCAATCCCACCGCCACCCGCGCCTTCGGCTTCCGCCACGAAAGCGAGCTGATTCGCAGCCATATCGGACGCTTCCTGTTTCGTGACTCCTTGCGCAGCGGCCCCAATGAAGGTGGCAGATCCCATCCGGTGTTCCGGGTTGCGGAGGCCGGAGAGCCGGTGCGCGACATCGAGACGGTGCTGTACCGCGGCGACGGCACGTCCTTTCCCGTACGCCTGACCGCCAGCCCGATCCGCAACAATGACGGGATCGTCGGCGTGGTCATCAGCTTCTTCGACCTGACGGAGGAGCGCGAGCGGGAAGCCCAGGCGAGCGATCTCGCCAATGCCCTTCCGGGTGCGGTGTTCCAGGCCGAACTCCATCCCGGCGGAGGCTTGCGCGCGACCTATTTCAGCACCGCCGCAGCCTCCCTGTTCAGCGTGCGGCCGGATGCCGACCTGACTGCCGCGCGGACTCTGGCTCCTGTGATGGCGATGAAGGGGTGGGCGCGGGTCCGGCACGGCCTGCGGCAGGCCGGCCGGGCCGGCCGGGTCTGGGAAGGCGAGATGGAGATCGCCGGCGGACGCTGGGTGCTGGGCCGCGCCCAGCCGCGCCGCCGGCACGACGGCACCGTGCTGTTCAACGGAGTGCTGCTGGACATCACCGACCGCAAGGGCCTGGAGGCGGAACTGCAACAGGCGGCGATGCACGATCCGCTGACCGGGGTGTGGAACCGCCGGCGTTTCCAGCAGGCGGTCGGTGAAGCCGCGGCCCGGCTCGAGCGGTACGGGCGCCCCTATATCCTGGCGTTGATGGACATCGACCATTTCAAGCGCTTCAACGACACGCATGGGCATCAGGCGGGCGACGATGCCCTGCGCGTGGTCGCCGCCACCTTGTCGGACCGGCTGCGCCGCTCGGACGCGTTGGCGCGCTGGGGGGGCGAGGAATTCGCCCTGCTGCTGACGGAGACCGACCTGCCCTCCGCCCTTGGCGTTCTCGAAGCTCTGCGGCAGAGGGTGAGCGCGCAGCGGATGGCGTGCGGCGGGGCGGTCACCATCAGCATCGGCGTCGGCCAGGCCAGGGCCGGCGAGGATATCGACAGCCTGCTCCAGCGCGTCGATGCCGCGCTGTACAAGGCGAAGGCCGCCGGCAGAAACCGCGTCGAACAAGCCTGAGTGGCGGGATCGGTCTGTTCTGCCGGGACATGCCGTGGAGCGGACGGACCGGGCTTCGCTGACCGTCCAAGGGGAAAACCCACGTCACCCCCTTGTTCTGGAAAGCTTTTTCAAAAACATATGGCGCCTCCCCACGAGGTAAGATAATCATCCGTTTAAAGGAATTATATCCTTTTAGCGGATGAAGGTCCAATGGGACGAATGCCCTTCCGCCATTCGCCTCCCCCCTGACCATCTTATCGGAGTCCCGAGGCCATGCTGCTGCACGCATTGCTCAAACACGTCGAAGCCGAAGGGCTGGGAACCGAAGGAGGGTCCCTGTTCCTGGGCCGGGCGCCGCAGGACACCGCTACGGGATCGGTCTTCCTGCCGCGGGGCGGAACCCGCCGCGACTATGCGCAAGGCCTTCGCCGGCTTTCCTTCCAGGTCCGCACCCACGATCCCGACTATCTCGCCGGGGAGGCCCGCGCCCTGGCGATTGCCGACGCCCTGACCCTGCGGGCGGCCCCGGCCGGGGGCTGTTTCGTCATCTCGTGCCTGCCCCAGCACGAGCCGCTGATGCCCCACGACGAGACGGCAAGCACCTTCACCTTCATCGTCAACTATCGCGCCGACTGGCGTGTCGCCTGATTAGGAGACTATACCCATGGCCATCACCACCGAAGACATCGCCCTCGGCATCTGCGACGTCACCTTCGACGGCATCGATCTCGGCTCGACCAAGGGCGGCGTCGAAGTGACCGTCAAGACCACGAACTATCAGGTCAAGGCCGACCAGATGGGCGAGACCCCGATCAAGGACGTCATCACCGGCACCGAGGTGTCGGTCAAGGTGCCGATGCTGGAAACCAACCTGACCAAGCTGCTGGCGGTGATGCCGCAGGCGGTCGGCGTCGGCGCGGCCGGTGCTGAGGTCGGGGTCGAGATCCGCTCCGGCGTCAACATCGACCTGCTGGCCATCGCCGCCCCGCTGAAGCTGCACCCCACCGCCCTGCCCGCCTCCACCACCAAGGACGATTTCGTCGCCTTCAAGGCCGCGCCGCTGCCCAACTTCACCTTCAAGTACGAGAACGGCGGCGAGCGCGTCTACGAGGTCACCTTCAGCTGCTATCCGGACGGCACCGCCGGCAACCGCATCGCCGCCTTCGGCGCCCCCGTCGCCGCCTGACCGCGATGGTCAACGGCCGCGGGGGCTTTCGTCCCCGTGGCCGCCCTCGCGGACCTTGCCTGCCACCAGCGACCGGGACCCTCCATGCCCCAGCCCACCATCCTGAACCTCGATGAGTTCCGCGTTTCCCGCAGCGTCGTCATCGGCGGGCGCGAGCGCATCCTGAAGAACATGACCGTCGAACAGTTCCTGCAAGCCGGGGACATCGAGCGGAAGGACACCCCGCGCGAGGAGATCCTCGGCCTCGATCTGGGTCAGCTCCTGGTCCTGCTGGCCTTCATCCGCGGGATCGATCCGGCGGGAGACGGCCAACCGGGGGAACGCCAGCCGGGGGAGCCGCGTGCGGGCAAGCGGGGGAACCGTCGGGCCCGCTGACGCGGCTCGACTTCACCTACTGCTTCGCCCGCGTCAGCCGCTTCTATGGCATCGACCCGTTGCGCCTGCTGGCGCTGCCGGTGCGGATGTTCTGGACCCTGTTCAACGAGATCGACCGGCTGCGCGCGGAAGAGATGGCCGACTGGCTGCCGGTGCATCTGACGGCGGCCGGCGTCGGCGCCCGCGAGTTGCACGACCGGCTGCGCCAGCGGGTCGGCACGCCGCTCGCCTTCGCGGACCTGCCCGATGGCGGCCCGGCGGCCGGGGAGCCGGGCCTGACCGAAAAGGCCAGAACCAGACTGCGTGCCCGCTTCGGCTAACAGAAAGGGAAAACCATGGCTGAAAACGCCGCTGGCCCGATCATGACAATCACGTTCGATAAGTCTTGCACCGCTTCCATCAAACGCCTGGATGGTACCGTCAGCAATCTTGCGGTGCAGACCTATTCCTTGCTGGATGAGACGCGCCAGCAACTCAATGAGATTCATGAGGCTGGCAAGAATCTGATCACACCCAAGGCGGTGGCCAACCGTTTTGCGGCGCCTTACAGCGCTGCCGCACAGTTTGCCCAAGAGCAAACCGATGCGAAGGCTGCGCAAGGTGCTCCGTCGGACGCACCCGCGCAGAAGACCGACGAGGCCGCCAAGAAGTACAATCAGGTGATGGGCTCTGCTTTGCGTCCGCTTGGCGAACGTGTGAAGGCCAGCTTCGGCGACGGCTTGCAAAGCCTGCTCGACGGTTGGAGCGACGGCGTGCTGAGCGTCGTGACCGGCAAGCAGCAAATCGGTCCCGCCTTTCAGAAGCTGTTCACCACCATGCGGAACCAGTTGCGGGATTTCCTCGTGAAATCGATTGCGCAACAGACCGGCGCCGGGCTGCTCAACGTGCTGGGCTTCAAGACCAGCATCCCCGAAAACGGTAAATCCGCCGCGAAGGCCGGCGATCCGTCGGCATCCGCTCAAACGGACAGGAAGGACGAAGCCAAAGCGTCCTCCGACACGTCGGCGAATGGAAATGGGACAGCTGGCGGCGGCTCGACCGGCACGGCCGATACCGGCAACGGACTTTCCAATTTCATCGACTCGCTCTTCACCTCCGACAGCCTGCTCGGCACCATCTGGTCGAAGATTTCCGACCTCTTCAAGTCGGGTGGACTGCTCAGCGGCCTGATGTCCAGCATCTCCGGCCTCTTTTCCTCACTGTTCAAACCCGAAGGGCCGCTGGGCGGCATCCTGTCGGGCGTCGCCAGCTTCTTTTCGGCGTTCTTCCACACCGGCGGCATCGTCGGTGAAACCGGCCGGCCGGGGCGGATGATGTCCGCCGGGCTGTTCGCCGGCGCTCCCCGCTTCCACACCGGCGGTCTGGTGGCGGGCGAGGTTCCGATCATCGCCCGCAAGGGCGAGGCCGTCTTCACGCCGGAACAAATGACGAACGCTGACCGCCTGATCCAGGCGGCGCAGGATGGCGGCCGTGCGGTGACCCAGTCGGTGACGGTGAATGTTGCCGGCGGCTCCACCGGCGACCGCGAGCAGGACAAGGCGCTCGCCGAACGGATCGGCGCGTCGGTCAAGGAGCAACTGCGCGCGATGATGGGCAACGAGCTGCGCCAGCAGATGCGGCCCGGCGGCATGCTGAACAACATGAGCTACGGAGGCTGAGCGATGGCCGGCGAAACCACGAGCCAGAACGCCACGAGCCAGAACGGTGTCCCGGTCTTCCTGCCGCCCTGCCCGCCGGTGACCGGCAGCACCATCGAACCGGAGGTGAAGGTGCTGACCGCCGGTTTCGGCGACGGCTACACCCAGCGGGCGCCCGACGGCATCCACAACATCCGCGACCAGTATTCGCTGAGCTGGGAATATCTCGACACCGATCAGGCGCGGGCGATCGAGGAGTTCCTGCGGGCCCGGCGGGGCGCGGAAAGCTTCCTGTGGAAGCCGCCCGGCGAACCCGACCGCCGGCGCTGGATCTGCAGCAAATGGAAGCGCACCCGCACCCATTACCTGTTCTCCAGCATCTCCGCGACCTTCGTCGAGGTCTTCGACCTCTGACCCCGCGCGGCCGCTTCGCTCCCTTCGACGGCGGGGGCAGCGCCCATCCAAGGAATCCCCATGAGCCAGACCAACATCCCCCAATGGGATGAACGGCCGGCGCTTGCCGCCGCCGCCCAGTCGCCCGATCCCGGTGCCTATGTGACGCTGTTCACGCTGGACCTGACCATGTATCCCGGCGGCACGATCCATCACTTCACGCCCTCGGGCAGCGGCGGCGAGCCGGTCCTGTTCGGCGGCATCGCCTATGTCCCGGTCGAGATGGAGACCGAAGGGTTCGAATGGACGGCGACCGGGGCGCTGCCGACGCCGCGCCTGCGCATCGCCAACATCAACCGCCAGCTCTCGGCGTTGATCTACCAGTTCTCCGACCTGCTCGGCGCCAAGGTCAGGCGGCTGCGCACCTTCGACCGCTATCTCGACGGCCGGGCGGAGGCCGACCCGCTCGCCTTCTTCCCGCCCGACCTCTACCGGATCGAGCGCAAGAGCGCCCACACCGCCACCCATGTCGAGTTCGAGCTGTCGGCGGCCATCGACCAGGAGGGGGCGATGCTCCCCGGCCGGCAGGTGCTGCGCGACGGCTGCACCCGCCGCTACCGCCATTGGACCGGATCGGGATGGTCGGCCGAAGAGGTCGATTGCCCCTATTCCGGCAGCCGCTGCTTTACTGCGACCGGCGAGAGTACCGGCGATTCGGCCAAGGATGCCTGCGGCAAGCGGCTGGCCGACTGCCGCCTGCGCTATCCCAACTCGACCGATCTCCTGCCTTTCGGCGGCTTTCCCGGCGTCTCCCGGATCCGGGTCTGATGCGGGTGCCCCTCCCCTCACACTCAGAGGAGCCAGCAGCGCATGTTCACCGCTGACGCGATCCTCGCGATGAAGCGCCACGCCCTGGCCGACTATCCGCGCGAGAGCTGCGGTCTGGTGGTGGCCGGCATCTACCGGCCCCTGTCCAACCGCGCCGCCGACCCGGCGGCCCATTTTCGCATCGACGATGCCGACTACCTCGCCCATGCCGGCGCCATCGACGCCATCGTCCACAGCCATCCCGACGGGCCGCTCCATCCGTCGGCCGCCGACATGCGCGGCCAGATCGACAGCGCGGTCCCTTGGGCGATCCTGGCCACCGACGGGGAGCGCTGTTCCGATCCGATCCTCTGGGGAGACGGCGTGCCGGTGCCCGACCTGATTGGCCGCGAGTTCCGTCACGGCGTGACCGACTGCTACGCCCTGGTGCGCGACTGGTTCCAGCTGGAACGGGGCATCCGGTTGCCGGATTTTCCGCGCGACGACGAGTGGTGGCACGCCGGCAAGAACCTCTATCTCGACCATTTCGCCGACGCCGGCTTCTCGGTGGTCCGCTCCGGCGAGGCGACGGCCGGCGACGTCGCGCTGATGACCGTGCTGTCGCCGGTGCCCAACCATGCCGGCGTCGTCCTCGACGGCGGCCTGCTGCTGCACCACCTGCCGCGCCGCCTGTCGCGCCGCGAACCCTTCGGCCCCTGGCACCGGCAGATCGTCCACATCCTGCGTCATAAGGATCTCGCTCATGGCTAGGATCCATCTGCACGGCGCGCTCGGCCGCCAATTCGGGCGCCTTGCCGACTATCAGGTCCGCGACGCCGCCGAGGCGATCCGGGCGCTCGCCGCCAACCATCCCGATTTCGAGAAGGTCTTCCGCGAAGGCTCCTACCGGCTGGTCCGCGCCCCGCGCTCGCGCGGCGGCATCGACCTGACCCTCGACACCCTGACGCTCGGGTTGGGCAGCGCCGACCTGCACATCATCCCGGTTCCGGCCGGCGCCAAGAGCGGCGGCGCCGGCAAGGCGATCATGGGCGCGCTGATCATGGTCGTGGCGATCTATGCCGCGCCCGCCGTTGTTGGCGCGCTCGGCCCGACCCAGGGACTTGGCGCGGCAGCAATCTCAGCGGGGAGTTTCTCCGTCTCCTACGGCTCGATCGCCCTGTTCGGCGCATCGATGATGCTGTCCGGCATCAGCCAGATGCTGTCGCCGACCCCCAAGGCCAACCTGCCCGACAGCAAGCAGAGCTACCTGTTCTCCGGCCCGGTCAACGTCACCGAACAGGGCGGATCGGTTCCCCTGATCTATGGCCGCTGCTGGGTCGGCTCGACCGTCATCTCCTCCGGCATGGATACAGAGCAGACCGGAACCGTCCAGCCCCAGCCGGCGGTATCGGCCGTCACCGCCGCTTCAGCTGGAGGTCCGGCAGGCGGCATCCAGGGGGCCAAGGGTGGCAAGTCCGGCCGCGGCGGTTCCGGCGCCACCGAGGACGCCAACAGCCTGCAGTCCAATGCGACCGCCCGGGTGATCGACCTGCTGGGCGAAGGCGAGATCGTCGGGCTGGTGAATGAGGGGAAGAGCATCTATTTCGACGGCACGCCGCTGATCGCCTCCGACGGGACGGAGAACTTCAAGGGCGTGAGCTGGAAGCTGCTCAAGGGACTGCCCTCCCAGGACGCTGTCGAGGGCTTCGCCGACAGCGAGACCTCCGTCGCGGTCGGCGTCGAGGTGAAGAAGACCAGTCCGGTCGTCCGCACAATCCATAGCGACGAGATCGACACCGCACGCATCGTGCTGCGCTGGAACGCGCTGACCGAGCAGGACACGTCCAATGGCGACCTGCACGGGTCTTCGGTGGAGCTGACCATCGAGGGGCGGGCGGCCAATGGCAGCTGGACGCACCTGCTCGGCGACACGGTGAGCGGCAAGACCACCAGCGCCTACGAACGGTCCTACAAGGTCGGGCTGCGCCGGCTGGGCAAGGCGCCCTACGACATCCGCGTCACCCGCGTCACCCCCGATGCGACCCGCGCCTCGGTCCAGAACAGCTTCTCCTGGTCCCATTATGGCGAGATCGTCGAAGCCAAGTTCGGTTTCGACAATTCGGCGCTGGTCGCGCTGACGGTCAAGGCCGAACAGTTCGGCAACTCGATCCCCGAACGGGCCTATGACGTCAAGGGCCTGAAGATCAAGGTCCCCTCCAACTACGACCCGGAGACGCGGACCTATTCCGGCCAGTGGGACGGCAGCCTCAAGACCGCCTGGAGCGACAACCCGGCCTGGGTGCTCTACGACCTGCTGACCAACAGGCGCTACGGCCTGGGCCAGTCGATCTCCGCCGAGGCGGTCGACCGCTGGTCGCTCTACACCATCGGCGTCTATTGCGACCAGCCGGTCAAGTCGGGCCGGACCGACACCGGCGGTCGCGACATCATGGAGCCGCGCTTCACCTTCAATGGGGTGATCTCCGGCCGGACCGAGGCTTACCGCGTCCTCCAGTCCATCGCCTCGACCTTCCGCGGTCTGATCTTCTGGTCGGCCGGCGGCGTGCTGGCCCGCGCCGACATGCCGGCCGATCCGATCAAGCTGGTCACCCCGGCCAACGTCATCGGCGGCAGCTTCACCTATTCCGGCACGGCGCTGAAGGCCCGCCACACCGCGGCGCTGATCACCTTCAACGATCCCGACGACGGCTACCGCCCGACGGTCGAGGTCGTCGAGAATGCCGGGATGATCCAGCGCTACGGCTGGCGGCCGATCGAGGCGACGGCCTATGGCTGCACCCGGCGCAGCCAGGCCCGCCGCCTCGGCCTGTGGATGCTCGACAGCGAGCAGCACGAGACCGAGACCGTCACCTACCGCTGCTCCTTCGACCATCTCGACGTCATGCCGGGCGACGTGGTCAAGCTGGCCGACCCGAACTGGGCGCTGGTGCGCACCGGCGGGCGGCTGGTCGCCTACGACCCGGAGCGGCAGGTCGTCACCCTCGACGACACGGTGACGCTGGAAGCCAACCAAAGCCACGTGCTGGCGCTCACCCTGCCGGACGGGCGGCTGGTCGACTGCCCGGTCCGCCGCCCGGTGCAGTCGACCGAGGAACACACCACCGGCCAGCTCGCCATCGACGCGGCTCCGCTCGGCGGCGCGGTGCCGCAGCCGCATGCGGTGTGGATCCTGACCGCCACCAACCTCGCCCCGCGCCTGTTCCGGGTGCGCGCCGTCACCGAGAAATCGCCCGGCGTCTACGAGGTCACCGCCCTGCTGCACGAGCCCGGCAAATATGCCCGTGTCGAGGAGGGCGTGCAGATCGAGCCGGTGGCGACCCAGAGCGCCGCCAACGCCATCCCATCCCCCGCCAACCTCGCGGCGGTGGAAAGCGCCTATTGGGTCAACGGCCTGCCGCAGGCCCGGCTGACCGTCAGCTGGACGCCCAGCGACGATGCCCGCATCGCCGGCTACCGCGCCGACGTGATGACGCCGGGCGGCCAGTGGCAGGAATGGAAGGTCACCCGCGCCGGCAGCTTCGACATCGAGCCGGCGGCGGAGGGCGTCTACACGCTCCGCATCACCGCATTGGCCTACGACAACCGCCGCTCGGCACCTGCGGAAATCCGGGCCACGGTGCGCGGCAAGGGAACGCCGCCCGGCCAGCCCGCCGGGCTGGTCGCCAAAGGCGGGCTGCGCCAGATCGCCCTGTCCTGGGTCAATCCGCCCGACACCGACCTCTCCCACATCGAGGTGCTGGAGGGGGCGGCGAACGACCTGTCGGCCGCCGCCGTCATCAGCACGGTCAAGGGCAACGCCTTCGTACGCGCCGGGTTGGGCGGGCTGGTCACGCGCTACTACTGGGTGCGCGCCGTCGATCTCGGTGGCAATGTCAGCGACGTCAATTCCAACATCGGCACCGGTGCCACCACCGAGCAGATCTCCCACGACGACCTCGCCGACAAGCTGGTCTCGGAATCGAAGCTCGTCCCCATCCTGGCCGAGCGCATCACCGGGATCGAGAAGATCGCCGAGACGGTCACGTCGGGTCTGGTGCGCGTCAACGACAGCTACGGCCGCATCCGCAGCGAGATCGGCAGGCGCGAGGCCGACGTCGCGGAGGTGAAGGCGGACGTCAGGCAGGTCCAGGACGACACGCAGTCGCTGGCGAGCCGGGTCACCACCGTCGCCGCCCAGTTCGACGGGCAGATCGCCACCGTCAAGGAGGAACTGACGGCGCTGGTGACGGCGGACGAGGCGACGGCGACGCGCATCGACACGGTGGTCGCGGCCTGGGACGGAAATCTGGCCGGCGTGCAGGCGAAGCTGACCGCGACGGCGAACGACACCCGGACCAATGCCGAGCGCATCGACAGCGTCGTCGCCGGCTACGACAAGAGCCTGGCCGGCTATGACAGCCGCATCACCGCCAACGCGACCGCGACCGGCGCGCTGACCACGCGTCTGGATGTGATCGGCGCATCGGTCGACGGCGTGAAGGCGGGGCTGACCAGCGAGCAGACCGCCCGTGCCGACGCCGTCGGTGCTCTCGCCAGCCGGGTCGACAGCGCGTTCGTGGAAATAAAGGGTGTTTCAGGGTCCTTTCAGGAAAGCGTCAACCTGGCGGTCAAGGATGCAAAATCCGCCGTCGACAAGGTAACCCTCCTCAGCGGCACGGTCGGCAATCACACCTCGTCCATCGAGCAGGTCTCGAAAGTAGCCGACGGGCTGTCGGGGCAGTGGACGGTCAAGATCGACAACAATGGCTGGATGTCGGGGTTCGGCATCGCCTCTACCCCACCGTCCGACAACTCGGGCCATCCTGTCTCCGAATTCGCCGTGCGGGCCGACCGCTTCCTGATCGGCATTCCGACGGTCGCCGGCGGTATCGACCACCCCTTCGTCATCGGCAAGGTGGACGGGATGTCTCGCATCTCCATGTCCGCCGCCTTCATCCAGGATGCCTCGATCGACAGCGCGAAGATCAGAGATGCAACGATCTCCAGCGCACACATCCAGGATCTGACGATCCGGGGCCAGAAGATCGAGGATTTCGCCACCGGCAATATGGCGGGGGTCCGCGCCGACATCACCAGCTGGACCGGTGGTGCCATGCAGATCGGCCCGAAAATTCCTTTGGACTGTACGGGGAAGCCGGTGGCGTTGATCGCGAGCTGTACCGGCTTTTCCAGCTCGAACGACGGCGCAACTGCCGGATTCGAATCAAGGACAGCCTCGGTAGTCATAAGATCTCGTCCTGGATACAACGAATGGTGGGCGTGCGATATTCTCGGGACATACTTCCCGATTGGCGTAACCGTCTACGTGACCGCAATTGAACTGAGGAAGTAGCATGACAGCTTCTTCTCTGAATTTTCCAATTTCTTCTGATATTGGAACAGAAGCGATGCCCGGACAGGTGGATTACATCGCATATGACGATGTTGGGCACATCTGGCAGACGGGCATCTGCGCTGCCGATATGCTCGACCGGCAGACTTCGGATCATCCGCATCTCAGGATTCTCGTCGCCAAGGCCGATAACGCCACCGACCATATCGACCTGTCGGGCGAGGCTCCGGCGGTGCGTCGCCGCCCTACCATCGCCGGTCTCGACCAGCTGCCGGATGGGGCGGTGGTGGAGGTGCGCTGCCTCATCACCGGCTCGACCAAAAGCTACACCGTCAACGACGGCTCCTTCCAATACGACGACCTGCCTGGGACCTATCGGGTGACGGTGCGCCGCTTTCCCTACATGGACTTCGTCATGGAGATCCGGCTGTGAAGGTTACCAACGTCCGCACCCGCGACGAGATCGCGAAGCTGCGCCAGCAGGCCTACCTCGCCGCATGGCCGGCGGCCCGGCAACTGGAAGCCCAGCAGGACATGCTGAACGGCAACCCCGCCAAATGGGAGCGCATGCGCGCCGACTTCTCGGCGATCCGCGCGCTCTATCCCTATTCCGACACGACCCCCAGCGAGGAGAACTGACATGGCCGGCTGGTATCGCCAAGGCACCGTCGCCCTGACCCCCGGATCGGCCGCCGTCGCCGGCGCCGGCACCATGTGGATGGGCGTCGTGCGTCCGGGCTCCGCCTTCACCACCGACGGCAGGACGCTCTACGAGATCCGCGAGGTCGCCAACGACCGCACGTTGACCCTCGACCGCCCCTGGGAGGGCGAGACGGTGGCGGCGTCCGCCTATGCCGTCATCGCCGCGTCGGCGACCCTGTCCAACGCCGAACTGGCCGGCGAGATCGCGGCGATGGTCGCGAAATGGGCGGTGCGCGAGGACCAGTACGACGACTGGCTGGGCGGCTCCCCGAACGGCGGCCCGAATGCCGACGGCAAATATCCGCTGACCGACAGCAAGGGCGTCACCCGTCTGGTCGAAAGCCCGGCCCGCCTGCTCCAGCTCCTCGACGACGGGGTGGTGGAGCATGCCGCGCAGATCATTGCCGCCATCGAGGATGACGTGGCGACGGCACGGCAGGCCGCCACTGCCGCCACGGCGGCGATGACGGCCGTCGGCGCCGACCGGCAGGCCGTGGCGCAAGCCGCCGCGACCGTCGCTGCGCAGACCGGCGAAAGCAGCGCCGCCGTCGCGACCGCGACCGCCCAGGCGGCCATCGCCGTCCAGCGCGCCGATGAGGCCGCCGACAGCGCCGCTGCCGCGGCCGGGCTGGAGGCGTCCGCCACCGCGGCGCTTGCCGCCGTGGAAACCGCACGCGACATCGTGCTGGAGGCGCGGACCGAAGCCGGCACGGCGGCGACCGGCGCCCTGTCCGCCAGAACGGCGGCCGAGGTGGCGCGCGACACCGCGACCGCTGCGCGGGATGCCGCCCAACAGGCGCGCGACGCGGCGGTGACGGCACGGACGCAGGCACAGGACTGGGCGGTGAAAACCGACGCCCCGGTCTCCGGCAACCTGAAGTCGGCGCTGTCCTACGCCCTGGACGCCGCCTCCCAGGCTTCTGTCGCCACCGGCAAGGCGACGGAAGCCTCCGGCAGTGCCGTCGCGGCCGCCGCGAGCGCCGCCGCTCTCGACACTGCGGCAACCGCTGCGCAGGCCGCCGCCGGCAATGCGGCGACCGGCGCTCAGACCGCGACCGCCAAGGCTGCCGCTGCTGCCATCTCCGCCGACACCGCCCGTTCCGCCGCACAGCAGGCGGAAACCGCCGGGACCGGCAGCGCCACGGCCAGGACCGCGGCGGAGGCGGCCCGCGACAGCGCGGCCACCGCCATGACGGCGGCGCAGGTCGCCGCCTCCCAGGCCGGCCAGTCGCAGACCAACGCCGCCAACAGCGCGCAGACGGCGGCAACGGCGGCAGCGGACGCGATCTCGGCCAAGTCCGATGCGACCGCCGCCCGCGATCTGACCGTGGCCGCCCGCACGGAGGCCCAGGGTGCCCGCGATCTGGCCCAGGCCTTCGCCCAGGGCGCCGTCGGCTATCAACCCAGCCCCGGCGTCTATTCCGCTTTCCATTGGTCGGAGCAGGCCAAGGGCCATGCCCAGACCGCCGCGACCATCGTCGGCGGCTCCAATTTCGGCATCGTCGGCGACGGCGCCTCGCAGCGCTTCGCCGCCGACAACCCCGGCTCCCTGCTGAACCTCGTGCAGGCCCCGGGCGGCAAGCTCACCTTCAACCCGGGCAACCACGCGGTCTCCTTCGGCTTCGATGCCACGACGGCGCCAGTGGCGGCATCCGGCAACATCACCGCCGGCACCGTGCAGGGAGCGCTGGAGGAGATCGACCACCGGCTGTCCACCCTGTCGCAGGACAGCATCGCCAACGGCGGTGGTTCGGTTCATGTGACGGAGGACGGAGCGGTCGAGATCGTCCCGGCCGCCGGCCGGACGGCGACCTACAAGGGTGGTGAGCTGCACACGTCCGCGACCGCCTACGGCAAGGCGCAGACGGATGCCGCCATCGCCGCCATGATCGCTGCCGGGCAGGCGGCCGGTGCGGCCAGGCTGACGACGCCCCGCACCATCGCCCTGTCGGGCGGAGTGACCGGCACGGCGACCGCGTTCGACGGCACCCAGAACATCGCCATCCCGGTGACGGCGGTGGCGGCGTCGGCGCTGACCGGCACCATCGACATCGCCCGTCTGCCGGCAGGCGCGCTGGAACGCCTGTATCCGGTCGCCAGCGACGCCGAGCGCTTCGCCCTGACCACCGCCCAGGTGCAGAAGGGCGACACGGTGCAGGTCGGCGGCACCGGCGGCCTGATGTATCTGGTCGTCGACGAAAGCAATCTCGGCAACGCGGCGGGCTACCGGGCCTACACCGCGGCACGCGCTTCGGCGGTGGACTGGTCCGGGGTGGAGAGCAAGCCGGCTCTGCTGACCGCCCTCGCCTCGTTCGACAACGCTGCCGGCGTGCTGACGCAGACCGGAGCAGGCACTGCCGCCAAGCGGGCCGTCGGCACGGCAGCGTCGACCGATATTCCGGATCGGGCGGCGGCGGACGGGCGCTATGCCGTGCTGTCCGGACCGACCTTTACCGGCACTGTTGCCACCAGTATCGGCACACTCGCCGCCTCCTCCGGCAGCGAGATCATCCACGGAACCCGCTTCAGCGGAAGCGGAGGCGGCAATGGTGACAGCTTGATCACCCGCTATCTGCGCACCGGCACCACCACCACAGACTGGAAAACCGGTGCGTGGGAAATCCGCCGCCGGGTCGATGTCACCGATCAGGGCTTCATGCGCTTCGGTGGCTCGGCCACCCAGCAACTGTCCTGGGGCTTCAACGCTACCGAACGGCTGGCGCTGCCGATCACCGGCAGCCTGACGCTGGACGGCCAGACCGTCTGGACGGCGGGCAACGATGGGGCGGGTTCCGGCTGCGACGCCGATCTGCTGGATGGCCTGCAGCCGGCGACGGCGGCGACCGTCAACACCATCGTTCAGCGCGACGGTAGTGGCAACATCCAGGCCAACGGCTTCGGCGGCGCCTATGTCGCGCTGACGTCGGCCAGCCCCAACATGACCATGACGGAGACGGACGGGGCGACGGACGGCAAGCTCTGGATCAGGGCGGTCAACAACGGCATCCTCACTGACTACATCGCCAACGATGCCAACAACACCGGGGTGACTTGGCGCACCGTGACCCGCTCCGGTATGTCGATCACCGGCATCGACTACAAAATCACCCCGACCGTCAACGGCGCTCCGTTCAACGCCAACAGCGTCACCAAGTCGGCAGTCACGGTTCTTCCGGCCACCGGTATCCTCGACGTCCCCGCCAAGTCGATCCTGGCGGTCTACAGCCAGTTCGTCGGCCAGGTCTTTAACGTCGATTACAACACCGAGGCGCAATACACCCAGGAGAATGCCGCCACCGGCACCGATCAGGTCGGCGGCCAGTTCCAGCTTTACAGCACCGCCGGGGGCGGCGGGGCCGATGCCGCCACCAAGCTGCTGATCCACGCCGATGGCGCCAATGGCTCGACTGAGATCATCGACGAGCGCGGCATCACGCCGTTCGGCACCCATTGCGGCTGGTTCGACGGGGCGAGCTGTTGGAAGGTTCCCTCCAGCTACAAGCTGGCCTTCGGTTCTTCCCAGGACTTCACCTACGAATTATGGATTCGACCGCAGGACGTGGTCAGCCCGCACGTCCTGTTCGACCTGCGCCCCGCCTCCGGCTCGGATCCGACCACAACCCTGCACATCGAGAGCGGTACGTTCCGGCTCAACACCGCCGGAACGACCACCCGAATCAATGCCGGTAGCGCCGTCGCCGACAGCTGGACCCATGTCGCATATGTGCGGCGCAACAGCACAGGCACCCTCTACATCGGCGGCGTTTCCGTCGGGTCGTGGACGGACACGAGCGTCTATGCCAACAGCCCCCTCCACATCGGCGTGTCCGGCTACAACAACACCTCGTTCTTCCTGGGCTGGATGGATCAGTTCAGGGTGTCCAGGATCGCCCGCTACACCGCCAACTTCACGCCCCCGACCACGGCGTTCGTCACCGATGCCGACACCGTCCATCTGTTCAGCTTCGACGACGGCCATGGCGGGCAGGTGCTGAAGGACCGCGCCAACAGCGGTCGCCCCGTCCTCCTCGGCGGCAGCGGCGCGGCGATCTCCAGCGAGCAGGCCAAATTCGGAACCACCAGCTTCAAACTCGGCACAGGCGGATCGTGCGTCGTCGGCTGGGGCAGCACGCCGCAAGCGGATCTCGCCTTCGGCAACGACAACTTCACCGTCGATTTCTGGTGTTACAAGACCAACACCGGCGACGCCGTGCTGTGGTCGGGCGGCAACAACGCCTATGCCCCGCAGTTGCGCACCAACGGCGCCGGCGGCGCGATTACCGTCTATCTCAGCACCGACAATGCATCCTGGAACATCGCTGCGGCTAGCACCGGAGCGGTCCCGACGGTCAACGCCTGGAACCACATCGCCATCACGCGCAGCGGCACCACCTGCTACGTCTTCCTGAACGGTGCAGTGATCGGCACCTACATGGTCGGGACCGGCTCCTTCACCATGAACGGCCCCTACCACTATTTCGGCGGCGCCAGCGACAACTCGGCGATCATGGCCGGCCATATCGACGAGGTGCGGATCAAGCGCAGCGAGGCGGCCTGGATTTCCGCCTTCACCCCGCCGACCGCCGCCTACGCTCCCGACGCTCGCACCGTGCTCCTGCTGCATTTCGATGGCGCGAATGGAGACAGGATGACGCTGGACAGCAGCGGGTCGAGCTATGGGATGAATGCGTTCGGGGACAGCGTCACCCCATCGGGCACCGTCACCACCGCGCTGTCGGCAACCTACACCCGCGCCGGTCACGCGACTTCGATGCCCGGCTATTTCTACTATGGCTTCGCTGGGGCCAGCGGTGCCAACCCCTCCGGCCATCCGCTCTATTTCGGCCCGAATACCAAGCTGTGCCTTGAGGGCTGGTATTACTTCCCGAGCATCCCTGCTGATGGTGTCGGTATCTTCTCGCTGCTCAACTACGGCATCCCCGCCAATAGCAGCAGTCTTTATTGCCGTATCTACGCCGGTCAGCCAAAGCTCGCGGTGAACGGAAATGAATGGGTAGCCGTTGGCCCGGCAATCACAGCGGGGTGGAATCATATTGCCGTGCTGCGCGAAGCGCGCGGCTGGTGTGTCTATACCAACGGCGTTGGCGGCACCATCGCCAATCCGGCCATCAATATCGCCTACCCGGGCGGCGGCACCGAATGGCGTCTGCAAATCGGCGCCTATGACGGCGGTGTCGGCACCATCGCCGGTTCCGGCGTTATCGACAGTTTCCGCGTCACCAACGGGCAGCCGCGCTACACCACCAACTTCACGCCGGCCACCCTGGTCAGTGATGACATGACCACTCTGTTCTGGGAGTTCAACGGCGCGGTCGGCCAGAAGTGGGTGAAGGAGCTGAGCCAAAACACGGCGCTGATCGCTGCCAACGGCAATGCCCGCACGGTGAAGGATGGGGTATGGATCGCGCCCAATTTCGGTAACGGCAACACGATGCCGCAAATCGGCACAGGTCAAGCCAAATTCGGAACCGGGTCTGTATATAACGGCGGCTCTGGCTATGCTTGCCAGACCGTTCCGAATGCCTCTTGGATGAGCGGATCGGTCGATCTGACAATTGAGGCGTGGGTACGTCCCGAAAACTACTCAAGCTCCCGCATCATCGCACAAAAATGGGGGGCGTCCGATGAGACGTGGGCGTTCTACCTCGATACCAACGGATGGCTGAAGTTCCGCTACAAAGGAACAAGCTTCAATAGTGACTTGTACGCTGGCGGCCCGCAAGTCATCCCTCTGAACACTTTTACGCATGTGGCGGTTACGATCTCTTCTGCCGGGACTGTGGCGTTTTTCGTCAACGGAGCTAAGTTCGGGTACGGGGGGGCCGGTGGCGGCACAGCTATGCGGACAGACAGTAGTGGACCGTTGATGCTGCTCGGCTCGACTAACGGCGGTGACTATGGCATCGCTGGCTATGTGGACGAACTTCGCCTCTCTACCGGAATTCGCTGGAGCGCCTCCTTCACCCCGCCGACCATTCCCTACGGCAGCAGCTACGTCACCGGCCCCTTCTATGTGGCGACGCTCGACAGCAGCCGCATCGACGTGTCGGACTGGAGCACGATCCATTCGGCGACGATCGCGCAGACCACCCCGCCCGGTACCAGCATCAAGTGGCTGGTCAGCTTCGACGGCCGGGCGACGTGGCGGAAGTGGGACGGATCGGCCTGGGTTGTCGTGCCCCTCAACAGCGGGGCCAGCATCGACACCAACGGCAACGATTATCTGACCCTGCAGACTGCCCTCACGAACCTGAACGTCGAAGCCTACAGCACCATCGACTTCGCCTTCTCGCTGAAGACGGCCAACCCGAACTTCTCGCCCAGCGTCGATGCGGTGACTCTGGCGCGGGACGAGTACGAACTCGGGGCCGCCAAGATCGACTACACGATCAAGCGCAACGGTGCGGCCGGGGCCGAAATCCACCGCATCACCAACCTGAAGCCCTACCCGGTCAACGTCGTCTACGACTACGTCGCCTGACGCGGGCGGTCCCGGGGCCATCCCCGGGACCTGCTCCCGATCCGGTGGAACGCTGCCGCCCCGACGGTCCCGGCAACGCTCCGCCGGATCCGTTCTTCCCCTGTCTCCTCACCCACCGGCCCACCTATCGCCCGGGAGTCCCGATCCATGCCCGATCCGATCTGCAAGGCCGCCATCGACCTTGTGAAACATTTCGAAGGCCTGTCGCTCAAAGCCTATCTCTGCCCGGCCGGCATCCCGACCATCGGCTATGGCCACACCGCCGGGGTGACGCTCGGGCAGAGCATCACCGCCGCAAGGGCCGAAACGCTGCTGTCCCGCGACCTCGCCGCCGCTGCGGCCGTGGTCGACAGGCTGGTGGCGGTGCCGCTGAATGGCGGGCAGCGCGGCGCGCTCGCCAGCTTCGTCTTCAATCTGGGGCGAAGCAACTTCCAATCCTCGACCCTGCTGGAGCGGCTCAACATGGGAGACCATGAGGGGGCTGCCACCGAGTTCGGCCGCTGGGTCTACGCCACCGTCAATGGCAGGAAAACCCAGCTTCCGGGCCTGGTGAAGCGCCGGGAGGCCGAGGCCCTGCTGTTCCGCCGCAATCTTTTCCTGACCAGGATCGCCGCGGCCGATCCGATGCCGCAGGCCCTCGACGATCCTGCGTGATCCTTTGCCTTCCCCTGGTCCCCCGGTCTGGCCATCGATCCGGAGCGCCGAAGACCAACCGCCGGCTACGCGCTCTCCGGCTTTCGCACCATCCCCTGATCCCGGGCGCGATCCAACAGGTTCTTCACCGACGACCGGCTCCAGCGCAGGCCGCCGCGCGGCGTGCGCTGCCCCATGCTTTGCAGCCGGCGCGCGATGCCAGCGAGCGTAATGCCGGGCTCGACCCGCGCCAGCCCCGCCACCATCAGCACGAGGTCGTTGCTGTCGACCCGCTTGGGCGCCGCATCGAGAAGGTTCTGACGAACCAGCCCCGCTGCGGCCAGCCGGCGGACGGCGCGGATCAGGCTGTTGGGAGTCCATGGCTTGCGATCCCACGGCCGGGTCCGCCCCTGCGCCTTCAATGCCCGGACGACCTGATCCCATGGTGCCGTCGGGCGCAGAGCCTCTACGGTCGGCAGGAACTCCTGGGCGTGCGCGACAACCAGCTCGTCGCGAGCGGCCTCGCGGCCCTGCCGTGCCTTTTCCAGCGCCGCCGGGTCCCGTCGGCGCAGGCCGGGATTGCCGGGCACCTTCCCCCTGGCCACCGCGGCCCTGAGCCCGGCGATCGAGCGCTCGCGGATCAATGCCCGTTCCAACTCGGCCGCGGCACCAAGAACCTGGAGGGCAAAGCGCCCCTGCGGGCTGGTGGTGTCGATCGGGTCGCTCAGCGACTTGAAGGCGACACCGCGCTGCCCCAGCCCGTCGATCACCTCCAGCAGATGGAACAGCGACCGTGCCAGCCGGTCGATGCGCGCCACCACCAGCGTGTCGCCTTTCCTCAGGCTGGCGAGCGCCTTGGCCAGCACCGGCCGGTCACGGTCGCCACCCGAGGCATGCTCCTCGAAGATGACCGTGCAGCCGGCTTGCCGCAGGGCGAGCAGCTGGGAGTCGGTGGATTGGTCTTCGGTGGAGACGCGGGCGTAGGCGACGAGGGCCATCGGGATGTCCTGGGCATTCTGGGCGGAGACGCACCTGTCGGTCTCTTTGTACAGAATATAAGTCGATTCCATCCACCCGGATGAACATCGATGCAGGATGCGAAGGTGGGAAACTGCCCCGGATTGCGGCCCCGGAATCCCGTCTTCTGGTTCCGGCATTCGGTGCGCGACAAAAGGCCAGGATCACCGGGGGCCGGGGCGACGCCAGCGTGAGCACCGACTCCCGAGCGTTGATGCACCGCGCGGAAGCCCTTGGAATGGCCCGTTTCCGACATCGGGTGCATTGGACAGGTTTCCGCTTTTCCAATATCAAACATCGATAACTAACTGGTATATATAAATATGCATGATTTGCGCCTTTCCGACCCCCTCCCCCTTCTCGGTCCCTTGGAACGAGCAGCCAAGGCTGTCGGGCGGCTGGCCCAGGCAACTACCGGCAGTCCGGTTCTGGCCGCTTGGCTGCATCGGTCGCGGGTCGAGGCTGTTGCCAACATCGCCGACAGTCAGGGGCGCCGCGTCGATCCCAACCGACTGCGCACTCTGCTGGCTCAGGTGCCGACACGTGCTCTGCGCGACTGGGGGGCCACCATGCTGGCCCTCGATCTGATGCGGCAGATGCTCTCCGACCCCAGCCCGCCGGCATTCGCTCCGACCAGTATGGACGGGGCGCTCGCCCGGATGGAGGAGGCTCATGCCACGGCTGGACCGGCGGTGCTGGTCGCGTGCGGAGTTGGCTTCTTCGCCCATCTGGAGGCCGGCGGCGACCGCAGCGGAGCCTGTCTGGCTGTTTCCCGTTTCCTCGCCGCTCAAGGGATGACGCCGCTGCCGCTGCCCTGCCTGAACGGGGTCGAGGCGATCCGCCGCGCCGAACCGGACGGGATGTGGCTGGTTGCTTTCCTCGACGGTATCGCCCGGCAGGCGGAGCAGGGGGAGGATGGTCTCACCGCTCTGCTGCATCGCTGGCGCGGCTGGCGCCGGCGCGTCGGCGACCGGCGCAGCGATGCCCGTATCCGCCGGGCCGTCGATGCGGTGGCGGCGGAAGGGGTGATCGGCCCGGCCCGGCTGGCTGCCCGGCTGCGCTGTGCCACCAGTGCCGCCACCGATCTGCTGGAGGAATTGCAGCGGCTGGAGATCGCCGTGGAGATCACACGCCGGCGTACCCACCGTGTCTTCGTGGCGGCGGATCTGGCGGCGATGCTGGGGGAGGTGGCGCCGCGGTCCGCGGCGGCGGCCGAAGCCGTTCCTGGGATCGCGCCCGTGGCTCCCGCCGAACCGGACCGGTGGGTGGAACCGGCCGAAGGCGTCGACGATGCGCTTGCGAACCTGGAGCGCATCCTGAAGCGGCAGGACCCATTGCTGGCGCGTTATGGCCGGATCGCGGGGGCGTCAGGCGAGGAGTAGGGGGGACGGCACGGCATTCAAACCGGCAAAATCCTCACCTCCCCTCTCCCGTTTCCTGTTGCGGGGCGTTCCCTGTTGCGGGGGAGCCAGATTGCGCCTGACAGCTTGCATGAACCGTTGGCAATCGGCCGATGCAGTCAGCAGCCGTGGTTAAGGGAGATGGCTGTGCGGATGGTGAATTGTTCTGGTCAGCCTCTCTCCAGCGCATTAAGAAACGCAAAGAGCTGTGCAGCGGCCTTGAAGCAGGAACACCGAAGTCATGGCGACGACCGGCGACGTTCTGCGTCTGGCGGCGGATCACCACATCGCCGGGCGTCTGGAAGAGGCGATGGCGCTGTATCGCCTTGTCCTGCGCGTCGATCCTGTGAATGCCGATGGCTGGCGCCTGCTGGGCAAGGCCGCTAGGGCGGCCGGCGATTATGGAGCAGGGCTGGGCTGCCTGCGGCGCCTTATCGCCCTATCCCCTGCCGACGCCACGATGTTTGCCGAACTTGCGGCTCTGCTGGCGGAGCAGGGTGACGAGGCTGGCGCGCTTGCTGCCTATGGGGTGGCGCTGCACTGCGATCCGCTGATGGAGCAAGCGGCATTCCAGCGCGGGATACTCCTGTTCCGGCGTGGTGCTTTGAAGCAAGCCGAGGCCGCGTTCCGGGGAGTGGGCCTGCTTGTGCCCGCTCTGGCGATGGCGCACGTCAATCGTGGCGCTGTCCTGCATGCCCTGGGATGTCAGGAAATGGCCGAGGTGGCTTTGGCGCGTGGGCGCCGCCTGGCTCCGGAGGCGGTGGAGGCCGTGCTTAACAGTGCTCTGGTGGCGATAGCCCAAGGACGGTTGCCTGATGTGGAACGATACGGCAGGCGGGTTATCGCCCTGGCACCCGACTCTGTGCAGGGCTATGCCCTTTTTGCCAATGCGCGGGTGCATCTGGGCAGGCCACAGGATGGGGTTGCCGCCTATAATCGGGCCCTAGATATTGAATCGGATAACTCGGAGCTGAAAGTAAACCGCGGTGTCGCCCGGCTTCTGCTGGGAGAGATGGCCGGTGGATGGGATGATCTGGCTGTTCGCTGGGAGACCACGGCGTCGCCAGGAGTGGGCGATGATCTGCCACGCTGGTCGGGTTCCGCCATACCGGCTGGACGGTTGCTGGTGGTGGGGCAACCCGGGGTAGGGGATGAGATCCTGTTTGCCAGTCTGATCCCGGACCTGGTCGAAAGCGGCATTGCTTGCCGTCTCGTATGCGATACCCGCCTCGTCTCCTTGCTGCGGCGCTCTCTGAAGGGAACGGAGGTGGTGGGGCGAGATGCCGATCCCTCTGCCGTGACGACATCCGCTCTGGTAGATGACAGTGTGGCACGGGTTCCGGCCAGCGACCTGCCGCGGTATCTGCGGCGCCGACCGGAGGATTTTGCCGGCCAACGCCCCTATCTGGTCGCCGATCCACAGCGGATTGCCGCCTTGCGGGCCCGTCACCGCGATGTCCAGCTGTGTATCGGCCTCTCGTGGCGCTCGGTTGCCAGTGCAGAGCGTTCGCTCGGTCTGGAGCAACTCGTGGATGCCCTCGCTCCAGGGGTGGCGGCAGCCGGAGGGCGGCTCATCAGCTTGCAATACGGTGTCGACGACCAGGAGCGGCGCATCGCCGGCCTTTTTCATGAAACAAGCGTTGACCCATCGGGCGATCTCGATGGCTTTGCCTCCCTGGTGGCGGCGATGGATTTGGTCATCACCATCGACAACACCACGGCGCACATGGCCGGTGGGCTTGGTGTTCCAGGCTGGGTGCTGCTGCCGTTCATGCCGGCGTGGTTCTGGGGGGTGGCTGCGGCCACATCCCCCTGGTACCCGAGTTTGCGGCTCTTCCGCCAGACGACGCCCGGGGATTGGAGGGGCGTGCTGGGCGAGGTGGGCCGGGCGTTACGGTCCGTGGGAGGAACGCCATGAGGACGGGGCGTCAGGCATGAGCGGGAAATTGCCTGACGCCGTGAGCACAGCGGAACCACCCCGCTCCGTCCCGACGCTCGATGGCCGCGTCCGATCTCAGGTCCTGAGCGCCACCAGCTGGCGCAGGGCCTGTTCGGCGGCGGCGAACACGCCGTCCCAGTCGCCCGGGGTGGTCTGGCGGAACAGGCGCATCGACGGGTACCAGGGGGTGGTGTCCGCCCACTCGCCCTTGCCGTCGCCATAGACCCAATAGGGCATGAACTGCAGCAGGTTCCACACCGGGCGGCCCAGCGAGCCGGCCAGATGCGCCACCGAACTGTCGGTCATGATCACCAGATCGAGCCGTTCCAGCACCGCCGCGGTATCGGCGAAATCGTTGAAATGCTGCCCCAGCGGCGTGATCAGGGTGGAGGTGCCGAGCGTTTCCAGCTCCGCCTCCGGCGGGCCCTTCTGGATGCTGTAGAGCCGCACATTCGGCACGTTGAGGAAGCGAAGGAAACGGCTGAGCGTGGTGGCGCGGCGCGCGTTGTCCTTGAAGGTGACGCGGCCGGACCAGATGATGCCGACCTTGATCGTGCCGTCCGGGCCGGGAACCAGCCGGGCGGCCTTCTCGCGCGCTTCGGCCGTAACGGTCAGGCGGGTGGGCGGCGGCACCGTGTCGATGGTCGTGCCCAGCCGGTGCGGCAGGCTCATCAGCGGGCAATGGACGTCATAGGGCGGATAAGGAGTGCCGGCGCGCACGAAGCCGTCGATGCCCTCCAGCCCGGACAGCAGGCGGTGCAGCTCCGGATGGCATTCCAGCAGGACCCGGCCGCCGCGCGCCTTGACCATCGGCGCATAGCGCGCGGTCAGCAGCACGTCGCCGAACCCCTGTTCGGTGGTCAGCAGGATGGTCTTGCCGTCGAGCGGCCCGCCGTCCCACATCGTGCCGTCGGCGATGCGGTTCTGGTAGCTGGGCAGCGACAGGCGGGAATCGTAATCGCGGAAGCCTTCGGCATAGCGGCCGACCTGCAGCAGCGTCAGGGCGCGGTCCCACAGCAGCCCCGGGTCGTTGGGCCGGGCGCGCAGGGCGACGTCCAGGATCTCCAGCGCACGGTCGAACCGGCAGCCGTGCCGCAGCGCCACCACCAGGTTGGACAGCAGGTTGGCGTTGCCGCCCGACAGCACCACCGCATGCTCCTGCGCGGCGATGGCGTCGGCATACTGCTCCACGTCGCCCAGCACGTTGCCGAGATTGGTCCAGGCGCCGACATGGCGCTGGTCGATCTCCAGCGCGCGCCGCTGGCAGGCGATCGCCGCCTCCGGCTTGCCGGCCTGCCGCAGCAGGGCGCCCAGCGCGCTCCATACGTTGGGATCCCGCGGCTTCTGCTCCAGCATCCCTTCCAGCATCTCGATGCTGAGTCCGTGGGAACCCTGGCTGGCTGCCGGGGTTGGGGCCGGAGCCGGTGCGGGAGCCGGCGCCGATGATACCGGAACCGACGATATCGGATGCGGCGAGGCCTGAAGGGGCAAGGCTGCCTGGGAGGACGGCGCCGGGGCGGCCTGGGTGATGTTTGCCTTCATCTCTCGTCGTCGCTGGTGGTCTGCAGTCGGTTTGGAGCAGGGGCAGAGCGCGGGTAGGGCATAGACGGCTACTGATGGAGAGTCAAACCGTCCCTTCGGCTGCACTTGTGTGCTTCTTGAGGCCGCCCGGCGCTCATGCGGGAGGCTTAGCGCCGCCGCAGATCCTGAAGGTCGATGTCGTCGATCCGGAAGCCGGCCTGCCGAAGCGCCTTCAGCACGATCACCTTCTGGGCGGTGCCTTCGCGCGCGGCGGCCTGGCGCAACTCCTCCACCAGATAATCGGGCAGCATCGCCTGCCACGGCCGGGTCGGCGCCGGGCGGACGATGGTGGGCGCCGGAGCCGGCTGGGGCTGCGGCGCGGGCTGAACGGCGGGCTGGACAGCAGCCTG